TCATCCCCTTCTATATGTGACGTGCTATTTGTTTTTTCAAGCAGAAGACGGCATACGAGATCTGATCGTGACTGGAGTTCAGACGTGTGCTCTTCCGATCTACTCTTGGCGCTTCGGCTACTGTTGCAATCGGCATTACCGGGACTACTGGTAAGTACCGTGCCGCCGCAGTAAAAACGAGCGTTGTGCCAGAAGTATTTGGCCCTTCTGCTGGCATGGCAACTCTGGCTGCTGATGAGGAAATCTTCATCACAATCGGCGCTGCTTCACTGCCATCATCGGGGACACTTGTCGTAGACTTGTATTTCTCGAATAGCTAACTGAATACCGGGGATGTGATTTAGGTTGCATCCCCGATTTTCTCTGCGAGGTTAAATGGCAACTTCTAACGTCCAGATCGTCAACAATGCACTGGTTAAAATTGGGGCTTCTAATATTATCAGCCTAACTGAAAACAGTGAAGCCGCTCGCGCCGCCAACTTAATCTTTGAGCAAGTGCGTGACGCCCACACTTCGCCACCAATTATGGAACTTCGCGGCTGGTCGCGCAGCCCTTGCCGAAGATGCAGTCGCCCCTGCTTTCGGCTATGTTTATTCATACGCATTGCCAGCCGATTGCCTTCGTGTCCTGCACTTAGAGCGCAAAGACATGGTGTTTAAGATTGAAGGGCGTAAACTGCTGACGGATGAATCCCCGGCGCGCATCCTTTATATCAAGCAAGTCACAGACCCAAACCAGTTTGACGCAATGTTTACTGAGGCTTTCTCGGCTCGCCTTGCTGCTGAGTTGGCTATTTCAATCTCCGAAAGTAACTCGCTATATCAGAACATGATGGAAGTTTACCGGATGAAGATTACTGACGCTCGTAGCATTGATGGTCAAGAAAGTGGTGAACCTGAGATTGTCGCAGACACTTGGCTTGATAGCCGCCTTAATTATGCAGGGTCATTGACTGTGGATGTGGCTTAATGCCTCGCAGCGCACCGATACAAACGAATTTTACTGCGGGTGAATTATCACCGAAGCTGGACGGACGCATTGATATCGCCAAGTACGGCAACGGCTGCAAAATCCTTGAGAATATTCTGATTGAAAAACATGGCCCCGCGTCCCGGCGCGGCGGCTTTTATTTCGCCAATGAAGTGAAAGACAGTACAAAGAAAACCCGTGTTGTGCCTTTTGAGTTTAGCGTCACACAGGCTTACATCTTAGAGTTTGGCGATCAATATATCAGGTTCTATAAGAATTATGGTGAAATTACTTCTGGCGCTTTCTCTGGCGTATTCGCGAATGCCTTTAACAAAGGCGCGGCATACGAAGTCTCTACACCTTACCTTGAGGCTGAGTTGTTTGAGTTGGTTTTCACTCAATCTGCCGACATTCTTTACATTGCCCACCCTAACCACGCGCCGCGAAAACTCTCGCGCACTGGCGATGTATTATGGACGCTGACAGAGATTGACTTTCTTGACGGCCCGTATGATGCAACCAACTCAACAGAAACAACATTAACGCTTGGCGGCACGACAGGCAGAGTTTCTGTCACGGCTTCCGCCATCACAGGCATTAACGGCGATACAGGATTCCAAACGACAGACATTGGGCGCTCTATTCGGTGGCGTGATCCCGCAAGTAACTGGACTTGGCTGGACATTACCGCCAGATCGTCAACTACTGTCGTCACAGCGACTATTCGTGGCGATGACGCGAGCGCTACCACAGCGACAGTAGACTGGCGACTTGGTTCGTTCTCAAACACAACGGGTTTCCCAGCAGTCGTTACATTCTTTGAGCAAAGACTTGTTTGGGGTGCGACAACGGACAGATCGCAAACTATGTTTTTCTCAGTCAGTGCAGACTATGAGAACCATTCACCGACCGACCCTGATGGAACAGTCCTAGACGATGGTGGATTCACATATACAATCGCCACAGATCAGGTAAACGTCATTCGATGGATGCGAGCGGGCAAAGTTCTCAGCGTCGGCACGGCTGGCGGTGAGTTTATTGTGTCGCAGGGCGATAACAACAGCCCAATCAGCCCGACGAATACCCGCGTTGTTCGCCAGACAACATTCGGCAGCGCACAAGTTACCCCGCCACAGGTCGGGAACTCGGTGTTGTTCCTGCAAAGAGCTTCTCGGAAGGTTCGCGAGTACGTTTACCAATTTGAGACTGACGCATACACAGCGCCCGACCTTGCTATTCTCGCAGAGCATATCACAGAAGGCGGCATCCTAGAGATGGCGTATCAACAAGAGCCGTTCAGCATTGTTTGGATGGTTCGGACTGATGGCAAGCTAATCGGCATGACGTATGAGCGCTCTCAGGACGTGATAGGGTGGCATCGTCACTCCATTGGTGGAACTAACACTAAAATTGAGAGTGTGGCTGTCATACCATCGGAAAACGGCACCAGAGATGATTTATATGCAGTTATCCAACGCACGATCAACGGTGTGAGCAAAAGGTTCATAGAATTTCTGACTCCCGGCTTGGCAGAAGGCGAAACAACGTCAACGAACGCTACATTCTTGGATAGCATGCTGACGTACAACGGAGCTGCTGAGACTGTCCTTGTCGGGCTTGACCATTTAGAGGGCGAGACTGTTTCTATCCTCGCAGACGGCGCTACACACCCTGACAGAACTGTTTCTGGTGGTTCTATCACGCTTGATCGCCCGTCGAACGTGGTTCATGTTGGTTTGCCTTACACATCTACATTGCAAACGATGAGAATTGAAGCTGGCGCTGCTGACGGAACGGCTCAAGGCAAGAAGAAGCGAATATCTAGAGTCAATTACAGGTTCTACCGTAGCTTGGGCGTAAAACATGGACCTAGCCCAGAAAAGAATGATATAATCCCGTTCAGGTCAAGTGCTGATGAAATGGATAGTCCAGTGGCTTTGTTCACAGGTGATAAAGAAGTTGAATTTCCTCGCGGTTGGGACAATGACGGTTTCGTTACCGTTATTCAAGACCAACCGTTACCATTAACATTAGTGGCGATTATGCCAGTATTGAATACGACGAAGGTTTGACATGTGTGATCCAGCAACATTAACAGCGATGGCAACTGCGGCGAAAGCAGCGAGCGCTGTGTCTAGTGTCGTCGGTGCCGTTGGTGCTGTGCAACAGGGCAGGGCGCAAAGCAAGATTGGTGAATACAACGCCAGGGTTGCGAACAATGAAGCTATTGCAGCCCGTCAGAAAGCGGCATTCGATGAGGATAGGCAGCGTCAGCAAGCAAGGCTTTTCGCTGGTAAGCAACGCGCCGGGGTAGCTGCCGCTGGTGGTGAGCAAAGTGACGCGGGCGATGTTTTAAGCATGACAGCAGAAGAAGCTGAAATTGATGCACTCGCTATTCGATATGGTGGCAATGTCGCAGCGAAGGCGGCAGAGCAAAAAGGTGTTCTGGCAAAGGCTCAAGCCAAACAAGCAGCAAAGCAAAGTTATTTTAAAGCTGGGTCTACATTGTTGACAGCGGGTGCAAATGCTTTTGGCAGCATGAGTTCTCCAACTTCTACTTCAACCAAAAACTTTAAAAGGGTTAGCTCTGGTGGTGGGCGTCGTGATTCATCGGGTTTCATAGGATAATAAAATGGCATTAACACCAACATACATTCGGCAGCAATCGATTCCTCAATCCAGTGGTCAGCAAATGGCTCCTCTTTCGCTTGCGAGTAACGGTGTGGCAGAAGGTGCCGCTGCTGTGAGCAATGTGTTGGCTGATGCGGGGAATAGAATACAACGCCGCCAAGATGTTATTAATATGGCATCTGCGGAGGATTCATTCGAAGAAAACGAATTGCAAGAATACACGGCATTCTTGGACACTGCAGATTTGCTAAAGAACGAGTCAATAGACCAATACGCATCTGAAAGTGAGAACCGCGTTCAGAAGATTCTTGGTGAGTTCACAGGATCAGCTGACGCGAGATCTAACTTAGAAGCATCTCTCCGTCGAAAGCAGAGTTCATACACGATGGAAGTCACGCGCAAAGCGAACACAACACAAAGAAAGTTCGTTACTGACAAGATTTCAAATGACATAGCGCCCATCGTGTCGGCACTTGCAAAAAATCCAGAAGGCTTTGCGTCTGCTTTTGGTGAAGTGGATAAGGTGGTGGCGAAGTATGCAGATGGTGTTGACTTTCTCACAGAAGATAAGGCGCGTGAATTAGCGTATTCAGCAGTCATGGAGAACACAGTCGGCGGTTTATTGCGCCGTGGTCGGTGGCAGGACGCCAACTCTATGCTTGAGGATAATCCGTTGCTGTCAAAGTATTTGCAGCCAAGCAAGCGCGAGCAATTTGACAATCAGATTAGTTCTTTTGCATCAGAGGAAGGAAAAGTTCAGCGCGAAATGCAAGTGCGTCGAGATATTGTTGGCAGCTTAATGGAGCAGGGCGCAGATGTTGACCAAGGAAAGGCTTTGGACTTTGTTGTCGGCGCTGACCTGTCACCAGACAAGCCTTTCTCAAATCAAGTCAATGATCGGCTGACGGCGTTCGGCATGAGTCCTGACACGGCTACTCCTGCACAACGGGCCGCTGTCATGGGCGTGAAACTACCAACATCGGCAGAAATTGACCCAAACAAAGATTATTTTATGGATCGTGGTGTTGTCAAGCTTACTCCGCGAGGCGCGAGCAAAGCAATCAAGCCTTACATTGAGGAAGCAACGGCTATCCGAAGTAGGTTAGGCAGCATTGAAGCACTTTATTCAGAGTATGTGGATAATGAGAACGAAGCCGCCGCGCTTGGTGTTCTGCAAGGGTATTTGAAATTAATTGACGATGGTGCAGTCGTCAGGGACAGTGATATCCAACTTGCGGAAAGCACAACATCTGCCAAAGAGCGCGTGCAGAAAGCAATTGACAGCTTTACCACCGGCAAAGGCGTTTCAAAGGGTCTAGTTGAAAACGCAATCAACGCATCCCGCCAGTTTGTTGGTAGTGCGCTTGAGATTTCCAAGTCGTTTGTCGATGGACAACGCAATGAGACAGGGTATCGTTTTGTTGAGATGGGCGTTCCTCAAGATAGTTATGATAGGATTTTTGGCGGCGTTAGAGCGAAGCCAAAGAATAAAGCCGTTGACGATGGAACACCTGATCCTTCCGCTAAAGCGCCAATCGTCCCGAAAGCAACATTTAAAGTTGGTGCAGATGGAACGGTCACTGCGCTAGGTGCTGCAACTGGTGCCACACAAACGCCGAAGGTGTCTAACTGATGGAAGATAATATGCTTGCGCCAGCACAGCCGACAGAAGGAGAAGCGACTCCTGCGCCTGTTGAACCTGTGCTGCCGCCGCCAAGCATCGTTGTTGATTTTGGAGGTGCGTCATTTGAATTTGAACCAGATGCCACACCTGAGTTCATTCAAGAGAAGTTAAACAATTTCAAAAAGACAGATCAATTCGATGGCTTGATTGATAAGTCACGTGAGTCGCCTTTTACAATACGTGCGCTGGTCGATGAATTAGACACTGACGAGGATAAGCTAGCAACCATCCGCAAGTATTATCCTGACGCTGACTTTTATGGCGAAGGGAACGTTGTCTATACCGATC